AGCTCGTTGTGTTCAGATCGTTGTTCCCAACCCTCATCATCGTCATACCGGTTGTTGTCTTGTAATATAGGTCACCTATTTCTCGGCGATTGCCAGGAAATAGACGCATCAGTGCAGCTCTCTCGACGTTATCGCGAATCCAAAGTCTCACTCTTCCATCAAATAGTTCATAATCATTGATGAGTGCATGGGTTGCGAAATTGAGGCACCTGACCACCTTCTGTCCTATCTCTCTCGGATTTCCGAAGCCGTAGAATGGCAATTGACCCATTCTCGCCTGCGCGGGATAGATAAAACATTGATAGTCTCGCTTCAATGCCTGATTCGGAGATGTAATGACCCTAGGAGCCGCGATCTTGCCCTCACATTGTCTCTTGGGGAAGGCCTCGCGTGCGCTTGTGGCATCCTTCTGATCAGCAGCAGTCATCTTAACGACTTGAGCTGTGGTTCTTTGGTTCTCTAGAACCTCATTAGGTGTCCATGGTGTCATTTCAGTGTCTGCTAGCAATTTGACGTACTGCCGAGCAACCTCGAAGTGCCTGGGAGATGGTCCATCATAGCTCAGTTTCGTTTCTTTCTTCTTGTCGTCGCGTTCAACCTCCATTTGGGGCTTGACAACTCGAAATTCCACTCCGACCATCGCATCGTACAATGATACGTTTGGGTTGTAGCCTCTGTCGTCCAAAGGACTCATGAAGGCCACGGCAGAGGGTTTGAAACTTTCCTGATACTTGCTGAAGCTATAACAGCGATTCGCAAACTCAACCGGCACCACCTTAGGTAGCTGTAGCGCTCGGGTTCCTTTCAAGTAAGCTTGCAAATGAGCGGCGTCGATCCTCGCTCCCGCGTTAAATGCCGCGTTCTCATGCAACCAGCTCGCCAGGTTTGAGAGAGATACTCTCTCCTCTTCAATCCCATTAGCAAGTGTGATCGCTTCGAACAGTCGTGCCGGCACGTTAGCGCTGCTATATCCGTCTACCTGCCCGAGGGTAATGCAGACACCACTCGGTGTCTGAACTCGAAACAGAACATGCTTACCAAAGACTGGTGAAAATCGTTTCAGCTCACTGCCTTCCAGCAGTTGCCTCGCGATAATGGAACTCAGCCCAGTGTACCTTCTGATAGGTACCAACATGACCATAGCATCAAGCGCACTCCCAGGATACCATAGCTTCTCAACGAGAAACACGGTCGTAACAGGAATGCCCAGAACGCTCCCCGTGCAATGTATGCAGTCAGGAGAGTAGTCCCAG